AACCCATAAATTTTTTATATTATATTATTAACATTAACACTGTAATCTGTTCGATACCAGCTTATATTTTGACCTTTTATATTAATTTCAATTCTCATAGACAAGTCAACACCTTGTCCAGATGCATAAATTAATTTATTTTGTGTTTTATTTTCAGGAGACCAAGATATTTCGTCCCAAAAATTATTGTCCCATTCTACACCAACACCAGCAAAAGAATATGTATTTTTTGAAAAATTTTGAGTATAATCAAAATTTACAACAGAATTTAGAGTTGCCGAACCATCTAATTTAATTGTGTTTCGATAACTATTTAAAATTTTTTCAGCAGGAGAATTTAAATTATTATAAGCACCTTGTGCTTTGCATATAATATAATCTCCATTGTCTGTTTCGCCTGTGTCTGCTTTAAAAACTTTGCCATTATTACCAAAAAATAAATCATCATTATATAAAGCCCAAGTAAAAGCATTCATTCCAGTAAATTTAAAAGCGGCACCAGTAATTGTATTAAAACCATACTGTTCGTAAATAGAATTAGTTGCAATTGGCACATTAAAAAATAATAATGCTTTTTTAGGGTAAGATACAACTTCCCAACCATAATTATTTGCAAATTTATTTACTACTTCTAATACAGCACCACTTAATTTTGTGCTTTGCACTGATTGACCTTCATTTTGTAAGGCAGTAGAAAATAAAATAAAATCTTGTTTTGTAAGAATAGCAACATCACCAGCAGTTTTCATGGAAGATCTAATTGACATTGGCTTAGCTAATTTATAAACACCAACCAAAGCCCAATTAGTAAGTTTACTTGGATCATCTCCTTCATAAACAACTGCATAACCATTAGACATTAAAAAAGCACAATAATCATCTGCACCATTACCACCATCTCTACTAATAGTTATCATTTGCAAAACATTGCCACCATTAGGACATACAAAAGATAAATCAAATTTAGTAAATGTGCCTGAAATAGCATTTATTGCCCCGTGCCAAAAATAAGGATTGTTTGTGTCCCATACATAAACAACATTTTTAAAAATATTAATTCCATTTAAAGCAGAAGCTGTCCCACCAGTAGGGTTTATATTGTTATTTGTAATTGTTGTGCCGTCGTATTTAATAGGGGCATTATTTCCATTTACCATTAAAGTATAACCATTAAATGATATTGATTGCCATCTATTATTTGTATAACCGCTATGTAAAGTAATAATACTTGCAGGATTTGTTATATCGCTTATTTTACCATTATGACAAGCTAAAAATTTTCTATTATTGCTTGAAAAATGTTCTATTAATGTTTCTACATTGCCATCTAAACTGCACCATTCTACATAACCATTTCTAGACATTACACTACCTTGTTGTGGTATAAAATTTTCTAATACAATTGCATCAGTAGGCTCCATATTGCTTTCTGCATCTCTTGTATTTAAACCGCCATATGGTGCAGGTATATTAACTCTTAATGCTTGTCCGTTTCTTTCTTGTAATAACGATGTATTAATTTTTGTATCAATTCTCATGATGGATACACAATTGGTTTATAAGCACTAATTTGTGGGTTATAAATTCCCTTTTTTTCATGAACAATTCTAGCTCTTGAACCATTTATTTTAATTCTTTCAATAACAGCTTTATTTGCCGAATTTTGGTCTTCTGCATAAGGTCTACCATTCATTTTTAACCATCTCCAAGTAGCATCTAATCTTACAATATATTCATCAATTATAGGCAAATCTGTATCTGCTAAAAAAGTTGTTTGCTCTAAATTTGTGGCACTTTTAACAATATTTTTACTTATATATTCAAAAACATAATTTTCAATTGTTGTTGGCACACTATGGATTAAAACTTGATTATTTCTAATTCTAAAATAATTTTGTATTGTTGTTCCTGCAACTACTGTATCTTTTAACATTCGCCATTTTTCAGGAGTTGTGGGACCAATTAAATTTAAATATTGAGTTTTATTCCAAAATGTATCATTAATCATTCTATCAAAATCAGATGGCAAGTCATAACCTTCTTGTGATGCAACACTAGAAAAATTATATTCTTTTTGTAATTCTTGCCATTGATAATTTCTTGATAATTCAATAATACTAATTTTTACAGCTTGCAAGATTTGTTGTGATACATCATCAGTATTCGTAATAATTGCATTAGGAATGAATGATGATTTAGTTTCTTTTAATATATCTTGGCAAATTGTAAGTAAAGTCATTATATAAGATTATTAGAATTATTATTTTCTGTTAAATAATTAGATAACAATGTTTCGTGATCAATAGTTTTTGTATTCATTTGTTCTACAAAACTTAAATAAGGTTTAGGTTTATTTTGTTGCATAGCTTTATAATTTGCAAATGCTTTTTGATAAATTTTTGCATAATTTGTTGCTATAACATAAGTATTTTGATTTTCATCACGAGCAGGATAACTAATATTATTAACAATTTGTTTTTGTTTTTTTCCATTTATTTCTACTTCTTCTGTTTCTACTTCTTTACAAACAATATTGTAAGTATCTTTTGGATTATAAATTTCAATATATAAACCATAAACAGGTTTATTTTTTTTATCTACAATATCAATTGTTTGTAAAAAATTATTAGTAGTTTGTTTTATTTTATCAAAAAATTGCACTAATAAACCATCTCTTTCTATAATTCTATTTGCTTCATTATAAGGCACATATTCTGTTTTAAAAATATTTTTTGTTTGAAGAGTATTTTCTGTATTATTAATAGTATTTTCCATTTTATTAAATATTGATTAAAAAAATATTTAGGAGGTTTTTAAGTCTCCTAAATGTTAAATGTTAAAAAGTAGAAAGTCCAGTAGTAAATGGTCTATTCAGTTCTGCTTCTGCTAAACCAACACCAACCGCACCAATAGCTGAACCACCTTTTATGCAAAATACATAATTGTTAGCTAAAACAGTATTGCTTAAAATGCCAGCAGTTGCGTTTAAATAACAGTTTGAATTATCGGCAAAACCAGCGGCAACTTTTATAATAGCTTTACCTTTAATTTGATACCAACCAAAAGTATTAGAAACATTAGAAGCCATTGCTACTGCAATAGTTCCTACATCGCCAGATACAATAAGTTTAGTTGAATAATCGTCTTCTTGATACAAAACAACAGAGCCAGCAACAGTACTGTCTACACCTTTTAGATAAATAAATTCCCCAGTTCCGTATGCAGTTGAATCTCTATCTGCGGCAGTAATTATTGTGCCAAGTTCGTGTTTTTGAGTAGTTGATACTTCATTTATTTTTTGAAGAATAACTATATTATTATTTGTTGAAAAATAAGTAGGCATATTTTGAAATTATTAAATGTTAAAATTATGGTTTTAAAACTCCATGAACTCTTGAAGAGTCAATAGTTAAATTGCCGTATAAATACATTGGTGTAATATAAGCAAATTGATTAACTGGTCTTTGTTCTTTTTCTGTTGTAATAAAACCTTCGTTTCTATGTTTAAAATTAATATGATCAGTATTAATAAAATACATTCTATTAGTTGGGCATTTAGGATCTAAAACAAGATCAGTATTTAAAAATTTAAGAATTTGATAACCAATTTCGCCAGTTCCTGTTTGAGTAATTTGCTGAATAGATTGCACTTGCGATAAAAACAATTCATAATAATTTGAATCTGCCATAATTAAATCAGGTCTTTTTCCTGATTGAACTTGACAAGCAATCATTAATGATGACATACCGCTAACAAGTTGTTGCGCAGTTGGACTTGCACCAATAGCTTTTACTTGATTTCTCCACCAAGAATTAGTTGCTCTATTAATACCGCCTACTGTTCCAATAGTTGGATCATCAGCAATAAGAAGTTGCAAACCACCAAAAGCTTGACCATTATTAGCAGTGCCATCTCCATAAAGTGAAGTTCCAATAGCATCCATAAAACTAGACATTGCAGTTGTTATTTTAGTTTGTATTAAATTACCAAGTGAAGCATCTGCTGTGTTTTGAAGCTCTTCTTCCTTATTAAATGAAACCGAACCCACTAAAGCTTTTGAAAGAAAAAAAGCTCTTTCTGTATGTTGTTGAGGATTTGTGTTAATTACACCAGTTAAAGATTGAAACTGAATTGTGTCGTTTGGATTATTTAAAAGAAATTCAGTAAATGATAAACCACCAGACGAATCGTATTTAATTTTACCTTTCGCTTTTAATTTATCAAGTAAAGCATTGTCTTTAAAAATGTTATTAGTTATTTTGTTTTTGATAAAACCATCTAATGTAAGATTAACTAAATCATTAAAGGCTGTTTGAGTATTGAATGGCATAAAATATTAAATTTAACTTTGTTGTTTATTTTTAAGGTATTGTTTTACATTTTCTTTGAGTTGTTCTTCCCAAGTAAGAATTTTATCAGAATTATTAAGCGGTTTAGAAATTTTTTGTTGTTTTTTAGCTTCATCAAATTTACTTTTTTTCTCATTTTCAATTTGTTGACGAATTTTAGCTTCAATTTTAGTATCATAATCAGGATCTAATCTATTTATTTTATTTGCAGCAATTTTCATTGCTTCTAAACGAGATTTTTTAGAATAGTATTGTTTAACACCATTTTTTTGCAATTCTTGATTATAATATTGAATAAAAGCAGGTTGATTTTCAAAAATAAAATCTTGGTTGTATTCGTCAGTTGAAAACAATTCCTCTAATAATTCGTTAGCTTCTCTTTGGTTGATTTCCTCTTGAATTGATTGTTTTGATTTTTTTTGTATATCTTGAATTTGTTTTTTTGATAACTCTTCTGGCGATAAATAATCATTATCATCATAAACAGGTTCATTTAAACTAGCTAAATCAAGATTAAGTTCTTTTGCAAGATGTTTGATAGTTTCAACAGGGTTTGTTTCAAGATTTTTTAACAAATTGCTTACATTATCTCTTTCTTTTTTTAAATTGCCATTTTCTAAATGTAGCCTGTCCTCACGAGCACGCTGTTCTTTGGCAAGTTTAATTGCTTTTGCCCTGTCGTCAGGGTTTTGCATTGTCTTGACAATCGCCACCAAATCTTTTGGTAATCCTGATAATTCTTTATCAAGATTAACTTCATTTTGGCTTTGTTTCTCAATTTCGGTTTCTTCTTGTGCAGTGTTTTCTTCGGTTTCTTTTTGCTCAACAACTTCTTCAGTATTATTTTGTTGTTGTGTATAATTTGCTATGTTTTCTTTAAATTCTTTTTCAAAATTATCAGTCATAATGTTTTAATTAATTAATAAAAATACTAACTATCAAGTATTCGATGCCCTGATTGTTTTAAAGCATCTAAATAAGTTTTTTTAGTAGTATATCTTTTGCCATCGGCATGGTTATAAATTGATCCATATTTATTAATATAACCATCAACAGTTAAATCTTCTTTTGTAGAAGAGTTTTTTGAAGAGTTTTGATATTTGTCAATTTCTATCCAAACTGCTTTGCCGTCAATAATTTCTAATCTTTTTACAGTCATAATTATATTAAAGTATTTTGATTTGCATTGCGAATTTGCTCGTTAACAAGTTCAGTTCCAGCCTTAATTTTTATATCTAATTTTTTGCTTTCTCTATCCGCTTGTTTATTAGCATCATCAAATTGTAATTGTTGCTCAAATTGATCTTGTTTGATTAAAGCTGTGGCTTTGTCAACATTTACTTTTTGTTGTTCTATATCTAATTTCCCCATAATCTCTTGTTGTCTTAACTGCAATTCTTGTTGTTGTAATTCAATTTGTGCTTGTGCTAACATAGCTTGTGGGTCTGGTTTTTCTTCTACTGGTTGCTCTTCTCGTAAATAATCTTCTAAATTTCTGCCTACTTTTAATGGTTTAGATGCAAAAATTATCAATTCACTTAATGCTTTTTTGTTAATTATACCAGTTTGCACGGCAGGTGCTAAAGCTTGCAATGTTTGTGAAATTGTGCGGACATACTCCATTCTATCTATTTTTTCTTGGTTTTGGTCTATTTTAATAGTGCTGTCGGTTTCAATGTCAATTGAAATACACCTCATTTTATCATCTTTTAAAATTTTATTTAATTTAGGTAAATTTTTTAATTCTATTACAAAACCTTTTAATTGTTCTTGTAAATCTTTTTTTGTTTTTTCTAAACCAACTTGTGCTTGTTGCTCTAACATCATAAGTTTTTGTTGATAATTAGGATCTTGCGGGTTTAATAAATCTATTGCTTCTTGTTTATTAATTTTAATTGTTTGTCTAGCATTATTTAAAATCAATTCAACATCAACAATTTTTAAACCAGTTATTTTTATTATTTCTACTAATGGCAATTTTTCAACTGCAAGTTCAGTTAATAGTCTAATTGTGTCTCTTATAGTAAATTCTACTTCTTTTTGTAGTGGTTGTATTCTAGAAATAGCAAAATTGCCTTTTAATTGTTGTGCTGTTGCTGTTTCACTAGCAACTGTAGCTCCTCTAACAATATCCGACAATCCAGTAATCTCTTGAATATCAATTTTTAACTGTGTTTTTTCATTTCGTAAAATAGTAATTGTATTGGCAATTTCAGTTAATGGTTTAAATACAATTAATTTTCTAGCATCGTCAATATTGGCAGTTGTTTGTAATGCACTAAATTCCCCATCTTCGCCGTTCATTATGTTTTCAATGTCTTTTTGTTCGGCAAATGAAGTATAAGCACCAGTAAATTTTGCTTGGTCGGTTAAATTTACTATCCTATCGTGCAATCTGCTTAAATCTTCGGCTAAATTTTTATATTGTTTATAAAGAGGAGAAGGTAATAACGATCTATTTTCATTTAATCCCATTGGCATTGGAATTGGGAAAAAGTTTTTTAAATTATAAAATTCTTTTTCGCTATTTAACACTGCACCTTCGCCAGCAAAAGTAATAAAATGACAAATTTGATTTTCTTTATCCCAAATTTCCCATACTTCGCATAATTGAAAAATTTCGTTTTCTTGTTCTTGTTGTGGTAAATACTCAAATTTTGTGTTTGACATTTTAACTTTTTTACCTATTTCTTCGCCAAAATGATCTATCAACTCATCTCTTGAATAATATTTTTTAAAAGCTATCCATCTTACGCGCTCCCATTCTTTTTCAGTAGATTTTAAAAAATGTTGATAATCAACAAATTCTAATTTAAAACTCTTTTTTTCTTCATCTACATCGTAAAAAGTTTCTTCTTCTTCGGTTTCAATTTCTTCACCTTCTTCGTTTTTAATTGTCTTTTTCTTTTTACTCTTATTCTCAATAGGTTCAGGTGGCACAAATACAATTCTAGGAATTCCTATTCCTTGTATTAAATAAGCATCTCTTATTTTTTCAATTTGATTTTCAGCATCACTTTCTTTTAGTAAATAAGTAATTAACCGCTCTATAACTTCACTTCCAATTCTTGAAATCTCATCGTCTTTAAAAAAAGATTGTGTAATATTGACTTTGGGCAATTTAGAAAATAGCAAAGGTTTTAATGTTTGTGTATTGCTCCAAAATATTGGGTAGCTTTTTTTAGCATATCTATCGTTTTCGCCATCATAAATATTTTGAAACTCTTTTGCTAATTCTTTACTTTTTTGATGATATTTAATAGAGTTCTCAATTTCTTTTTTCCAAATTTCTACTAAAGCCTCTTTGCCTTTTTTATCAGTTAAATCTTTTTGTGTTTCCGCTGAATTTTGCATGAACAAATTTGTAATTAATAATTGTCAATTTTTATGATAATATTTTTTTTTATTGTTGTCAATCATTTTTTTTATTATTTTATCAACTTTAAATCTTTCAGCTTCCATTTCTTCAAGTGTTTTAGGTTTTTCAAGCTCGGCAGGGGTTATTGGTCTAGTCATGCATAAATACCTTAAAGTATCAACGGCATGATCTTCTAGATCGCTATTTAGATCTTCTGGTTTTGTTGTATCATATTGCATTAAAGGTAAAGTTCTTAACAAGTTTTTGCAAGTTTTAGTAATATATAGTAAAGGGAAGCCATCTTCATTGCCAGTTAATCTTGCCCTTATTTGTTGCCAACCATTAACTCGTTTATTATCGGCTTCATGCCAACCTACATTTTGTTTTGCAAATTGATTTGCTATACTTTCGCCATGGCTAACATCGAATATCGCAGGATCTGCAACCATTATGTCCATTTTCTCATCTTGTTGCATTTGTTTTAATATTTTAGCTATTTCAGGGACATTTATTTTTAAGCCTTCATTAGCTTTGCCAGTGCAGCCGTAAAATTCCCTATAAATAATAATCGCCCCCTTTGGAAAGGATCTTCTTGTATTGCCACAATTAATAAGCGATCCATCACTAACCGCTCCCCATAATACACAAAATGGTTTAGAATAGCCCCAGTCAAAAGCCCTAATTTTAGTCCAGTGTGCGGGAATTGTTAAATAATCTATACAGTGTTTAGCAGGATCGTAGTTGTCAAAATAAGCCCCTTCAATAGCATTCCAGTCGCCCTCCAACATAGCCTTTGCTAGAGCTCCACCAAGACCGAGTAATTTATCGGCATATAATGGATCGTTTTTAACTAGTATCGGGTTGTCGCTTAACCTAGCAGGAATGTATTGTCTTATCATGCCCCC